CCTTTTTTAACTTTACCAGTCACAGCTGTTTTTAATTTAGAACCGGGATTTTTTCTTCTATAGGCAGCGACACCGGCCCGTGTCATACCCGCTCCAGATTTTGTAGATCTGAAGTTCTTTTTGTTTCTTGCAGGCATATTATCCTGTTTTCTCATATTACTTCTTCTTTGCAGTCTTTGCAGATCTTTTTAAAGCTTTGTCTGTGACAGTGCCTTTACCTGGTCTGCTTTTGCCGGATTTTTTGGCTTTGTTCATATAGTAATACAAACCTTTTTTAACCGTACGTCCGTCTTTTGTTTTATGATATCCTTTTTTCATTATCTAACTTTCATACCTTTCTTATAACCCATTCGTTTTGCAACTTGTGGTGCTACTTTTTTTAGTTTTCTTATTCCCTTACCTTTTTTACCGGCAGGTATTTTCTTTTTAGTCATTACACTTACATCTTTTTCCAAATAGTTTTTCAACTATTTTATTTAACCACTTCTTAAACATAAGAAACTACTTGTTTATTTTGCCAGATTTTTTAGCTTTAGAACCAAACTTACCATAAGACTCATCTCTTGAAGCTTTTAATTGTTTTTTAGTTCTTTTCTTTTTTATTCTCATTGCAATAGACTCATCTTTTCTATCTTTGTAACCCTGTTTTTTTTTCTTTTTAACAGAACCACCTTTTTTATACATTGCTCCACCTTGCATGCCCATATCATCTTTGTAATAACCAGACATCATATCTTTTCTAGCATTAGACATTCCGCCCATTGCTTTTTTTACTCTAGCGCCACCTCTTGGTTGAGCAACTTGAGTATTGTATCTTGGATTTGCCATTATTTTTTTCCTCCGTTTTTAAATATTTGGGTTCCCTTTATACCAAAAATTGATCCGACGACAAGGATCCAAAGGGTACTGAACCATGTCGGGAGTGCCGCGAAATGCTCGAAGAAAATTTTTACTTTCTCCATAGCTACTGGATTGTCACTAAAGACTCCCCACGCAAGGACAATTATTGGCGCTGACAAAATTACTAAAACGAACTCGTCCTTGTAATCGTTTTGACGAGCTTCTAGAAGTTTACCTTGGTAAGCTTCCTCACCTCGCGCTTGTCGTTCTGCATGTAACAATTGTGCATCGGACATTGCGACTTTTGCCCTTTGCTTGTTAGCATAAATTTTACTACCCGCAGAAACGGCTAATTTAATTGCCGATAACCACATAACCTAGTACCATTTAGCTTGAACAGGTTTTTTATCCGCTCTCATTCTTTTTGTTCCTCTAACAGTTACTGTTTGAGTTTCAAAAGGATCTGTAGCTTCAATTGTAACACCACCTGTTTTATATCCATCTTTACCGACACCTAATTCTGGTACAGCTTTTGGATCTTTTGCTTTTTTAATCATAATTTTCTCCTTAAAGTGATTTATATCTATTTTTTACCAAAGTTTCTACCAAAATCATGAATTTTGCTTTGGTCAGCCATTGATTGTTTAGCTAATGATACTCCTGCACGCAATCCAGCAAGGTCTGCCTCTTGTTCAAGCTTCGCCTCTTGATTTTCTTGGTTCATCATTGCTTTCATCTTATCAAGATCTAGTCTTTCTTGACCTTCTTCTTCTTTTCTTTGATTTTCTTGTGCTCGAAGGTCCATTTCTCTACCTTTTAGTCGAAGTAGTGGATCTCCACCATACTCACCCATAATTTTTTCTTCTTCTTTAGCAAAATCTTCCTGCATTTCTGCAATTAATTTAGCTTTTCTAGATTCAATTTGGTTTGTAATCTGTTGTAGACGTTGTTGTGCCTGCATTACTTGTGGATTTTGCATCATACCTTGTGCCATTGCAGGATTTTGCGCACCTGCTGCTTGCATTTGTTGTTGAATCATTTGTGCTTCTTGTAATTCTTCTACAAATTCTAATTGTACTTGCTCTTGTGCCATTAAACTAATGTGCTCTAATATATTTTTTTGTAAAGCTGCCATTGCTCCAGGATTATTTTGTGTTTGATTTAATCTCATAAAGTTTAAATGGGCATCAATGTGGGCTTTGTGGTCTTGACCAGGAAAAGCTTGAAAAGGTTTCATACTCATAGACATAATATGTTCTAATGCAGGGTCTAGAGGCATTGGAGCTTGAGGTGGTGGTAAGATTGCATTTACATTTTTCACCCCCAGCGCATCGTACATAGATCTATATGCTTGATATAGATTATGTATTTGAGGATTAGATTGCGCCAGTTGTAATTGACTTTGAGCAAGTGAGATTCTTTGCGTCTGTGAGAAGATGTTTGGATCTGCTACAGGTAATATATCTACTCGCTCGTCAAAATCTTGAACTTTAATTTCTCTAGACGCACCAGGTACATCATAAGGATAAACAGGTGGTAAGTATGATTTAAATACTTCTGCTAATAATTTAAATTCTTGTTTTAAACCTACATATAATCTTTTGTGTATTGCTGACATCACCCGCGATCCACGCTCCAGTAACGCGACAGTCGTACCGACTGCAGCGGCTTGGTTCATATCACCCACTTGTGAGTCTGCGATGCTCGCGAATCGTTGGCCCGCTGAAACCACAACACCCATTAATGAAAGTAATGTCTGGTCTGGTCCTTTAAAAGGTAGAGTCATAAACTGATCTTTGATATTGCCTCCCGGAGCGTCGACGTCTCTAAACTCACCAGGTTGTAAAGGTTGTGCATCATCTCTAACTCTAATACCACGAGATTTAAATCCTGCTGGTAAGTTTGCTAAAGTTCCTGCATCTAATAATTGTCTTAATGCAGCTGTTGCAGTTCTAGTTAAACCACCAATCATATGTATTAAACCAAAACCATAGAAACCAGTTCCTGGTAAAAATTTAAACTGCACAAAATAATTTACTTTTTTCTTTAATGGATCTTCAGCTGCATAGTTTCTTCTAATTGATAAAACTTTGTGACCTGCTTCTGATAAAGTAACAACATAGGGAAGTTTAATTCCAGTAGGTTCTCCATCGGCTCCCATGTCTTCATAACCTTCTAAATCTAAATTAGTATGAATTTCATAAAGAGTGTATTGATCTTCTTGACCATCTTTTTGAATTCCTTCAAGTTCTAATTTTTTATCTTGTAATTGATTTTGTGTAACAGGAGGCGAACCTAATTCTATGTCTCTATAAAATCCTGCGACCTGTTGTTTTCTTAATTCATTCTCTGACATTTTAATGACATGAATTACTGCTTCTGCATCATCTAAAGAGTTTGCAGAGTAAGGTACAATTAAATCTTCAGCAGGAACAAATTTAGATACTGCTCTACCTAACATATCATCGTAATAAACTTTTTTAAAAGTTGATCCTGATAACGGTAAATAAAATAACATTTGATCAAACTCTGGTTCATACTCTTTCATTTGATCCATAATTTGATAGTTCATAAAATCTTTAACACGCTTACCTTGTTCTTCTTTAGCAACAGTTGCATCACCCATAACTTGAGTTCTTACAGGTCCGTCTGATGGTAATAATTCTTTGTAAGCTTGTGCTTGAAATTGAGTAACCGCTTCTGCAAGAACAGGATGGTTTACACCACTAGCTCCTTTAAAAGGTTGTGTTCGTCTTTCATATTTAAATCCTAAAAGATCTAAACCATTTTTATAAGTATCTTCCCA